TTTCCTCTGCTGTAAATGTTCGTCTCATTCAAAAAACCTCCGCAACCCCATGTTTTCACATAACTGTTGCGTTGACCAATTGAATCTACAGTAGCCTTTTTTAATATCGTATTTTGTTCCTCCAGGCGGCGAACCTGCTTTTCCAGTTCGCGGATACGTTGCTGGTCTGGAGTAATAGGTGTGGCAGAGGGCGCAATCCCCTGACGCTCTCGCCTGAGCTGGCGCACCCAACTCTCAAGCGTGGTAGAACCGACATTCATCGCTTCACTGGCTTGTCGATATGAGTAGCCCTTATCAACAATTAGCTGTGCACATTCCAGCCTGAATTCAGGGGTGAAAGTACGTTTGGTTTTCTTGTTCATTAAGTCACCTGTTTTGTGTTGTGGTGAGGATATCACCTTTAATCAGGTGGCCAAATTTACTGTGCCACTACAAGTTCCCGGTATTCATAAGTCTCACGTCCAGCCAGCTCGCTCTTCACATCCTGTGCTGCCAGCCAGATCAACTTCTTTAAGCGTTCCAGTGTCTTACTGGCAATTTTTCTTGTACCTAACAGAGTCTTAAACTCGTTCCATGCCCACTGCGTTATGGCAACCTGATGCTCCCAGCGAACACTTTCGCTGTAACTCCACAGCAACCACGCTTTCTGATGTTCTTCGAGAGACAGAACCGCGCGGCGCCATGAAGATGTTGAGAACTCAACCTGGCTGACCAGTGCAATGGATGGACCTTTTGCGTACGACTGCTTACCGGAAATCGGCGGATTATCCAGCGTAATCATCCTGCCAGTTACCTCATCCAGAATGCGCGGCTTCTTTCGTTTGTAAGTACCAGTATCAAATTGTGCATGCTCCAGCCAGGCTTCAAGCTGGCCTTTCGTTGCTCCGCTCAAATCAGCGGTAGCCACAATGAGTTGCTCGCGGACATACTGTAAATATTGGGTATTCATGCGGCAGCTCCTTTCAGTGTTTTGGCGTAATTCTTCAGTATCCGGTAATCGGTCAAAACAGAACCGGGGAAACGATATAAGCGCAGGCGCATCCAGCGGTGGCGAAGACGTTCTGCCACATAAGACTCAAACATCATTCATTCCCCAGTTCGGTGATGGTCAGCTCCAGCTTCCCACCTTTGGTAACGGGCATCTTCACAACGCGGTAATCAACGACCTGAGCATCATCCAGCCAGAAACCTGCTTTGGTGAGTGCGTCAAAAGCTGCTTTTTGCAGATTATCCAGGTCACGGCGACGGCGATCCGGCATGTGGCACTCAATACGGATTTTCACTGGCATAGCCAGACCGATATCCAGCATGGAGCCTTTGATGATTCGGGCGACGTTATCGCGGTATACCTGCCCCTCTGCGCTGATGTGCGTGCGCCCGCGATTATGGCGGTAGTAGCGGTTATTGCTCGGCGGCCAGGGTAGTGTGATGTAGTAAGTATTCACGCCTTGATTACCCCCTCTTTCAGCCAGATAACCTGCGTTCTCGCCATACCTTCCAGCGCGCATTCTTTTGCATACTCAGCATCGACAAAATGTGTGCGGCGGTCGATTTCGTCGTGACAGGCAGAACATGCAATGGTGGCAATCAGGTCTGGCGGTTTGATACCGGTACCGCCCAATCCAGCCAGCCGGATATGTGCCAGTACAGACGTTTCAGGATTGCCATTACATACGCCAGGGATTCTTGCCTGGCATTCCCGACCACGCGCTGCTTTTCTCAAATCAGCCATGGTTCCTCCTTGCTGCCAGTCGCAACCATTTTTTATCAACCAGGCTGGCGGTATATCCGAGCAGTGTTGGTATTTCGGATGGTTTCAGCTCAGGCTTACGCTTACGACGATTTGGTGCTCTGTAGATGTGTCCGCTCATGACACGAATAAGCGGTGTAGCCATTACGCCTCCTGCTTGTCGCGCAGCAGCTGGAACTCGCAGCTCTGCGGAATAGTCAGGTGGCAGCCAATATTCATCGCCCAGGCTTCAACCTTACACAGGAAGACATACATCTCTCCGGTATCAAGATCGGAGGTATGGCGTAACGACTGGATCGTAGTGATTTCGCCGGTTACGACATCAACCAGGTCCTTGGTTTCATAACCGAGGTATGTGTGTTTGAGTGCATCTTTTACCCATACTGCAGTAGCGAACGTTTTACCCCTGCTGATGAGGTACTCACTGATTTCGCTGTACCACATGTGGCTGAGTGCATTCTGGGAAAGACTGCGTCTCTCGCGCCACGGTTTAAGCACCATGCGAAAGCATTTGCCATCCTCCAGATAAGGCTGGATCTGCCGACCGATAGCGGTGAAGTTGCCGCGATGTAATTTGATGCCGTCTTGTGGGAGGTTCACGCTTCACCTCCGCAGAGGTCAAACGTTGGATGCAAAGAATCGCAGGTGCATTTCTGCATCTGTGACAAGGTAAGGAGTTCAGATTGTGGTCGCATTTAAGTCCCCTTAAATGCGCAGAAGTCACCGGAGTTGTTCAAGCTCCGGTGACATTATTATGGAAGGTTGATACTAAAAAATCAAAAATTGAATATCATTGGCGATAGTCTAGCTTGTGATATCCACAAGCTACTTCAATGAAGCGACGAGTAACATTTTGTGTCATCCATGTTTTTTCAGTTAAGTGCCACACCCAGTTCAAAATTTGCTGATGTGTTGAACATGTACTAAGCGGGATGTTGTATTCATAAGCAACATTGATTCCGCAAAATCGGTGTCGTGTCATGACCGATTCACGTTGACCTGCGCCCTGTTGAGTGCCTGGGGATATTCTTGCTCGATAGTTAATATCATAGTAGTTACTTTACTTTCATACCATAGCACGGTTGAAAAAGTGATTATTACTCAAAAATAAACCTCACCATCAACCATATATTTGAGAGCACTTATCGCCTGCTGGGCGGATATTACTTTCATTAAAGGATAGTGTTTAAAAACAATGCCATTCATAAAATAGATATCACAGGTTTTATTATCCGTATTAATTATGATTTTTTCGAATATTTTATAGGCAAGTGTACGGCATAACTCTCGTCCATTTTTACTGGTTAAGTCAATAGCATAAAAATCACTGAATGAATTTACACCTTTACTCTTCAAAGTTTTCAATGATACCAAAGCTCTTCGTAATTCCTTATCTAATAGTCTTATTTTCTCTGCTATAGCGGTAACTTCAGGCGCGACAGACAATGCAACGATTAAATTATTAATTTTCATCTGAAGCTCAATAATTTTTAACTCTAAAGTTTCATTAGCATCTTTCTTGTTTTCAACTGGTTGAATTTTGCTACAATTAAAAAGCAATTCATTAATGATATTATAATCAACCAAATCTCTCTTTATTGATGGCCTGTCACATCGATGTAATCTTCTCATCGGACAAACATAATAGCCATGCAAACTTCCAGATACCGCATGAACAATCATGGTATTACCACAAGCCTCACACTTCATAACTGTTCGAAGTAGATTTATTAGCATAGGATTCTTGCTACTATTGCTAATACCAAAAGGTGCCAACCGAATTTCCTGTACAGCGTAAAACAAATCATCTGATATGACTCTGGGATAATAGCCAGCGATTTCACTTATCCCTTTCCCTCTTGCACGATATGAAGGTACGCATATACCTATCAGAGCTTTATTCGCTAATAATTTTTCAATTACAGAAGGCCCCCATGCACTTTCTTTTCCTGAGAAATTCTTTACAGCATGATCATTTAAATACTTGGCTATTGCATTCAATGAGCGCCTTTCCATCCTGAGTTTAAAAATTAGCTCAATAGTTTTCACCCTGTCGGGGTCTGGAACAAAAGCCGTTCTTTTGTCATCTAAGGAGAGCCATCTCGGACAAGACGCCGTCATAATCGTACCTGATTCCAGTGCATCCTGCCGTTTTTTCTTCCATGATAATTTAACCCGACTTGACTTTATCTCGCTTTCTTCATTTGCCCTTTGTGCTATAAGTATGGCTTTTATTAATGAATATGGCTCATTCAAAGAGTCAATATTATAGACTGTATTGTCGCAAAGAGTTATAACATCAATACCGTGATTCAAAATCAATTTCAGACGTTCAATCGCTTCACCGACTTTTTCTCTTGAAAGTCTGTCCAGACTTTCAACTAACAATGTAGTTCCTGGCAATATATAACCATGCTCTATAGCATCTAAAAATTCCGAAAAAGCTCCTGATTGTGCATGCTTTCCTTTGAATGCACTTAATCCTAAATCTTCATATGTTATGGTATCAAGATAATAATCACTATTTACCTTTAACCATTCAGCAATAAGTCTTCTCTGTCGGTTTAATGAGTCGCCAGACATCTGACCTGGTGATGAAAATCGCATATATGCTATGGCTTTTTTCATGGTGACACCTGCTAACGTATGCTTTTATAAACCTTAGTGGTGAGATATAATTTTTGTTTAATTTTTATTTAAAAAGACAATTACGATCACACTATCTTGAATATACAACAATAATCGTATTGCAATTTGCTTACGCAATAATCTTGAAGGCACAAAAGAATACACAAAAACTAAAAACATTAACAAAAGCGGCCCATGTAAAGATATGAACCGCCATATTGCAGTCTTTTAAAAGAAATTATTTTTAATGTGGTGTGCTTCGTGACAATAAATTAATAACCAACACACCGGCACAAATCAACATCATGCCTATAATAGCTGGCAGGTCCAGCCGTTGGTCGAAAAGTCCCCATGACAGTAAGCTAATCAGGACAATACCGACTCCTGACCAGATAGCATAAGCAATCCCTGTAGGAATATAAGCCAGCGTCTGAGCTAATAACCAGAATGATGCACAATAACAAATAATTGTACCAACAGATGGCCATAACCGTGTAAAACCTTCTGAAAACTTCATTAAGGTTGTACCAATGACCTCTGCAAGTATTGCACCACCAAGATAAATATAAGGGTTCATAACATATTCTTTCCTGTTCAAACTGGAGAGAATTGTACTACAGTTTGAACTCAACTCACCTGTTTCATCATTGTGTACCCATTGATGTTCTTTTATATACCCTCAATACCCGTTTCATCGCGGCACTCTGGCGACACTCCTTAAAAATCAGATTCGTGCTCACCTTTCCTTCCCGTTCTTCTCTGGTAGCGAACCGGTAATACACCGTTCGCCAGACCTTACCATCAACGACCAGGATTCCTGCCCGCGCCATTTTAGCCGCAGCCTGATTTATGCTGGTTACGGTTGCACCTGTTACCGCGGCAACGTCCTGTGCACAGAAGCTCTTATGCGTCCCCAGGTAATAAATAATTGCCTCTTTGCCCGTCATACACTTGCTCCTTTCAGTCCGAACTTAGCTTTAATTTCTGCGATCTTCGCCAGAGCCTGTGCACGATTTAG